CTTGCCTTGGGTGTTGTGCCGCCAAGAACGACATACAAACCCTTGCTAAAACCTACGCCGCCATCGTCGCCGGTGAACACATAGTTGCCGGGGGTAGCTGAAGTAAAAGTGTTTAAGATAACTGGATCGGCAGTAGACGCCGTTGCGCTGTCGTAAACAGCAACAGTCGGAACGGTCCCTGAAGATACAAAAATACCCTTCAGTTTACCAAGACCAACCTTGACTTGTGCGGTAGCACTCAAAGATACAAAAGTAGCAGCCATATGTATTATCCTAAGCCAAAAATTTCAATTTGTACAAGGTTGAATAATACAACCCAAAAATCTCGTCGATAATGTTTTGCAAGGGTGTGCAGTCCTTATCAACGACTTTATACCGCATTTCCTCAAGTTCGTCTACCTGACCTTCAAGAAACGCAACAATATTGTTTGTCTTCTTAGCTGACATAAGCGAAATAGGGCCGATTAGGCCATATTTGCCTTGGTAAGCCTCAGCAAATTTGTCTGCCAATTCGATTACTTCATCATAGAAAGTGTTCAAGGCAGAGTGCTTGGCAAAGCTGCGTGTGTTCAGGTGCGTCGAATGGGCTACATCCCGCGCGAGAAACAGTGTGCCTATGAAGTTAGCGCAGGTCATGATGATGGACTTTCAGGCCAGACGATAGCAAACGGGTTTGCTTGATTAGTTACGTCGCGCAAGGCTTGACGATATGTAGCCCACGCAGCAGCGTCTACAGGCGCGTCAGGTAACTGCGTCCAATCCGAAGCAACCAGCAGCTTGTTACGTTCAGCACGAATGGCATTCCATTGCGCGCCGACCTTTGCGGCTGACTCGTCTGCGCTAAGGTCGGCCACGACGTAGTTCTGTGTCCAGACGCCGTCGATTAGCAAAGCTGGGCCTTCATCGAGACTTTGCGTCGCAGGGTCGTGATATGGCGGCGTGACGATCTGCTTTTTGTGTACGCCAAAGCGTTCAACTTGTTCGTCGGTCAAACGGCGGGCGTAGCAATAGTTGTCCGCGTCCCACTGCGTAGGCTCGGCATCAAAGATGTGCCGTATAAAACTGTCGCCTTGGGCTTGGACATACCACATTATTTTGCTTCCTTTGTTTCCCGCTTGGCGGTTACACGTACAACAGCCGCATCGTAAGCGGCTTGGTCTTCAATCTGTTCTTTCAGCGCCAACATAATGGCTTCTACATTACCCATTTGCTTGCGTGTGTCGTTAAGTCTTTCTGCTACATTGGCTGCAAACTCATTGTCTGTAGCGTTTGCCAGCAGATGCTCAAAGTTCTTGCGGTCAAAATTGTAATGAAAATGCTCAATCTCGCGGGCATACATAGCGTCCGCAAGAGTGTCGTATTTGTAGTCATCGCTGAGTTGTGTGTAGATCATATAATATCCTGTTTAATTAAGGGTAAACGCAACGCCAGTGCCATTGCCAGCAGGTAGCGTAGCTGGGTTGGCGTATGCAGTGCCAAAACCAGTGCTGACGTTCCAAGGGTACGCTGTAATGTAGGGAGATGTGGTGGTGTTTGCTACAGCAATAGCATCGCCAGCAGCAGAAAAATCTACGCCGCGGGCATTGTTGGCGGGAAGCGTAGCTGGATTGGTATATTTAGTGCCAAAGCCGCTTCCGCTCCACGGGTATGCAGAAATAAAGGGTGTTGTGTCGTGCGCTACAGCTATGGCATTACCCGCAGGGCTAAAGGCTACGCCGCGGCCAGCGCCCGTAGGCAGTGTAGCTGGGTTGGTATATTTAGTGCCAAAGCCAGTGCTGACGTTCCAAGGGTATGCAGAAATAAAAGGTGTTATATCATGCGCTACAGCAATAGCGTCCCCCGCAGGGCTGAAGGCTACGCTATAACCAGTGCCCGTGGGCAGTGTAGCTGGATTGGTATATTTAGTGCCAAAGCCGCTTCCGCTCCACGGGTATGCAGAAATAAAGGGTGTTGTAGTGTGCGCTACAGCAATAGCATCCCCCGCAGGGCTAAAGGCAACTCCATTGCCAGTGCCCGTGGGCAGCGTAGCTGGATCGGTGTATTTGGTACCAAAGCCGGTAGCGGCGCTCCACGGGTATGCAGAAATAAAAGGTGTTGTGGCGTGCGATACAGCAATGGCGTCACTCGCAGGGCTGAACGTGACGTTAGCGCCAGTGCCCGTGGGCAGCGTAGCTGGATTGGTATATTTAGTACCAAAACCAGAACTAAAGGTCCAAGGGTAGGCTGTGATAAACGGTGTTGTAGTGTGCGCTACAGCAATAGCATCGCCAGCAGGGCTGAAGGCAACGCCGTTGCCATTGCCCGTGGGCAGCGTAGCTGGATTGGTATATATAGTGCCAAAGCCAGTGCTGACGTTCCAAGGGTATGCAGAAATAAAAGGTGTTGTGGCGTGCGATACAGCAATGGCGTCACTCGCGTTCGCGCTGCCTGTTTGGTATAGATAGTTTGCCATCCATTTTGTAGCGGTAACTTTAATACACATAAGAGTGTTGTTTGCTGCAACACTTAGTGACCCCGTTGTTCCTGAACCAAAAACAAGCGTATCGCTGTTTATATTTACGATTACAGATAAACCCCCATTTTCTGCTGTGAACAACACAACTGTACCAATAGTAAACGCAACGCTGGCGTTTGATGGAATAGTGTATCTACGGATACTAGCGTCAGATGCAGGATGAAATATTTGTTTGCCTGCGTCCGTTAAAACCAGCGTGTAGTTTGCTGACTGGATATTTTGCGGAAAAGATACGCCAGATGCTGTAGGTGAAGAAGCCCATGTTGTGCCGTTGCTGGTCAGGACGTTACCCGATGTCCCCGGCGCGACAGTTTGGACAGCCGAAGTTCCGTTGCCAAGTAGCACGTTGTTAGCTGTAAGCGTTGCGGCGCCTGTGCCGCCAGACGCAACGCCAAGTGCGGTGGTAAACCCTACAGTCCCTGTAGCGTTAAGGTTTGTAAGCGTCGTAGTGCCTGTAACACCAAGTGTACCTGTGACGGCAAAGTTATTAGGTATAGTGACATTGCCCGCAGACGTAACGGAAATCGGCAGTTCCTGCACCACACCGTTGCCGGACGTATCACGGCCAAGTACTTTACCAGCAGCCGCGGTCAATACGTGTTCTTGGTTCCAGTTGGACGGCTGGACAAGTGTTGCGTCGGCGCTGTCAGTTTTAGCAGACTGAAAGGTATGTTTGAGGCTTACGGTCATTCCATCATTCCTTCAGGTGGCATCTCAGGCATACCGCCCATTTCTTGCATTGGTTGTTGCGGAAGCATTTCTTCGGTCATTTCAGGTTGCTGACGCATTTCTTCAATCATTTGCGGTTGCTCACGCATTTCTGGTGATCCGCTAATCAAATCACCTGTATCCAGTGCGCCTGCAATCGTCCCCATGACAATATCCTGAATTTGCTCTTCTGTCATCCCTGCTTGCATCGCGCTGATACGTTTTGTTTCCGCATCGTAGGCGTCTACCTGTGCCTTGTATTCCTTGATGTCTACTTCGCGTTTCGCAACGTCAGCCTGCACACCTTCGATAATATCGACCATACGGTTAAGTTCTTGCGCCATGACTTCCATTTGCTGTTGTGCAGCCGCCATTTCAGGTGACTCATCGCCTGTAGCAAGTACCTTGGGATCAAGGATTTTCTTGAACCGATCCGCCATTTCCTGCGCGCCGGGCCAATCCATGTTCTTAATGAACAAATCGCCTGCAACAGACCAAAGCTGCGGGTTGGATTGCAGAATCTGGCTCATAGCATCAAGTGCCTCTTGACGCTTGGTCATGTAGCCGGGGCCAGTAGTGACCATAACGTCGTATGTACCAACGCCGGGGTTGTAAATCTTTTCGATCAGACCGCCAGTTTCTTGGTCACGCACTTCGCGTACTGGTTCTTCCTGCGACGGGTCCATTTTGACCATGCTGACTTCGCCATCAGCACCAATGATGCGCGCAATGCGCTGTGTGTCGTAGATTTTAGGGATCATATCGACAATTTGGCGCGTAATGTAGCGAATGGCCCGCGCAAGGTTGTCAACATAGTGATACGTGCCAACATCACCCTGCTTTTCGCGTGCGACGATAGCTTTTGCAGACCGTTCGTTGCCTTGCTGGCCCAGCGACGCATCATACTGGCCGGTTGTGGCCTTGATGTCCTCTCCAGCGCCCATTTTAGCCTGTATCAGACCTGTTTGGGGCAAAGGTGGCTGTGCGCGTTGCGGAAGCGGTAAAACGCCGCCAGCGCCGTCTGTAACGTCTGGGTTGACTTCCAAATACGGCCAGTTGGTCGTGTTGGCAGTCTTCCACTGGTTTTCGTAGCCTTCAAA